TGTCCTGGCAGCTTTCAATATATCTTCTTTCATGCCATCAGCGCCTTTAGAGATTGTTGCTAAGTTCTCCTTCATTTGCTGATTGTATATATTGCCTTGAATCGTCTGCCTAGATCTTCCTACATAATCGTTAATTTCAGCTTCTGCATGTGGTTGAAGCATAGGATGAATTTCAGATAACAAACCCTTCTTCATACCTTCAACTTGCGCATCAAAACCTACTGCATCAAACTGATTTGTTCTTTCAAACTCAGTGACTTTATCACGCACTTCAATTTGAATCTGAGCTGCGTGCGCCATGATTGCGCCTTTGTTAAAAGCTTGACCCCTAATGGTGTCATTATTTTGCATCTCTACGCCGCTTATTTTTCCAGAAGCTAACGCTTGACCAGAGCGCTCACCTTGAGCAGCAGCCTCTTGATCAGCTTGTGCATGTTGACCGCTTGCAAAAGATTGCAGTCTGTTTGATAACGACTGAAATGCTTGCGCACGCCCAGTTGAAACTCCGCCAGGTCTTACTGTTTCTGATCTTTGATACCTTTGAAATTCAGCCACGTTTTGCCCTCTTTGATCCATATTCTAGTAGACTTGTTCCAGCACTCATATAGCCAGACTGTTGCGCATATTTGCCAGACTCAAGTAGCGAAGAAGTAGACATTGCCAGGTTAGCATCGCCCATCGATTGATCGTAATCAAACTGTTTAATATCACTCTTCATCATTGCTGCAGGACTACCTTCAAATGCTCTAACGCCAGAAGCACCACGAGCAGCATTTTGTGAAGAAAGACTAGCAATCAAACGCTGACGCCTTGTTACCTCTCTATCTTTAGCGGCAAACTCTTCTTGTCGAGCCTGCATTTCATAATTAGCTTTTTGCGCATTACCTGCTTGAATGCCAGTAATCATTGATCCAGCCGTTGATATACCAGACCAGGCTGCCGAAGATAACCCTAGAAAGCCGGTGCTTGCTGCTAGGCCGCCAGCGGCTGTAGTGCCGGCAATACCTACACCAAGCGAGCTTGCCATTGCTATTTCTGCTGCTGTTGCTACTGGAGCTGCTGCTCCCATCAATGCTATAAATTGACCCATTATGCTTCTACCTCCAATCCAATACCTAATACAGTCAAAGGTAAAGGATCTGTTTGTGTAATTTCAATTTGTGCCAGCTCTGACCAGCCTAATAAGTTAATCACCTTGGTTCCCGTAAACGGAGGTACTGCTAATCCTATTGGCATTCCAAAGTTTCGATCAACTAAAAGTTCGCCGTTAATCCTAACGCCTAACGTCTCGTACACATTAGCCGTCACTCTGACAATTCTTTTCTTACGTGTTAATGTTGGGCCATCTTGGAAGTCTTGATTAATCGGCATAGTTTTGATCTTCACATCGAAATTCAATCCCACTTCAACCTTGCAAGCTGGGTGAGATAATATGATCAGACCATTTGTCGGCGTTACAGTCTCCATGACGACACCATCAGCAACTACTCGAACCTCTTGCCCGTTAAAATGCACAAGTCCATCAATTGTGTCGGTGCATTCAGCGCCAAAATCAAACTTATGGCTCATATCAGTAAAGCAAGTATCATCTAGCCTCGCAACATGTCTAAAGCCATTTTCATTAACAACAAAATAAACATCTTCAACTACCGTACAAACACCTTCAAATTTGCCTTGCGTAGTCCATTTAGTCCAGCCACCAACCTCTTGCGCCCTTAGTGTATTAAATACAGCTACTGTGCCGTCGGAATTTACGAAATAGACGTAGTTTGCATCTGCCTTGCCCGTTCCCCTCAATACATCCATATCGACCGGATAATTGAGTAAATGCGAAGCTAGCAAAGAAACAGTGCCAGACGTGTAGGCGTCCTCTGCATAAGCGAATAAAAACTCACGAACAGATTTACCGGTGCGATCAATAAACAATGTTGAGCCATCAATTGATTTAGGTGGAATATTTGTTGATCCGTACAGCGTCTGACGACGTACTGCTGATTTCTTAGGTGTAATCGGGATGTCGTGAATAGAAAACTCACCACCCGTTGTAAAGATTTGCAAGTGACGACCAGCATAAACAGCAGTAATTGCGTTCACTTGGTCTGTATCTAAGGTTAAGCTAATCCCTTCATCGTCTAATGACGTGCCAAAATCAAAGTTATAAAAATCATTAGTCTTAGAACCCCATAAGGTTTGTGGTCGCTCCTTAGATCCACCAAACCACAATCGACCTTGATAAAAAGTAACTGACTTTGGCCAGCCACGAGACGAACTCCAGACGTTTTCATCACCAGAACCAAAGTCATACTGTGGAATATTCGTTAATGTAATATTTGATAACGTCCATGAGCTGTGTGTTGATCCACGAACAAGCTTTCTTGGTTGGTGAGATTTATACACAATAATCATGGTGTCTGCTGATTGAGTCCATTGAATATCGGACAATTCAGAACCCAGGTATGGTGTCGTTACAGTCGCCTGCAAAGCATCATCCTTATAAATCTCTAATTTATTAGGAGTAAAGACGAGCAGGTAAGTTTGCTCTACGTTAAAAGCGAACGCTGCTAGTCTTGTCTCGCTACCAACACTTGAGTTTCCAGCAATACCAATATGTTTAAGGCCTGGGCGACGTATCATGCCACCTTGCGGTAATGATTGAACATTAGTAGCTTCTGCAGCACCTTGATAGAAGTGCTTTAAATCAGTACGTGCAGCAAGTCTCGGATCTAATACGCCAGAGTTAAAACTTGTCTGTAGATTTAAAACTCTAGGCATTAGTATCTAGCCTCAATTAACGGTGAATCCATAATGGCATTTGCCGGTCGAGATTGTGAATCTGTATATCTAGCCTGCCTAAGCTGCACTTCGTACATTTTGCGATACTCTTCCGCTTTGGTTGAGTTATCAGTAACCGGAATAGCAAAGATAGACGCTAGATTAAACTCTAACAATCGTTGAAAATAACCTGGCAATTTAGATTCGCTAGGCTTAAAGATATACTCAAGATCAATGGCGTTGGCGTTAGTGTAGAGTTTATCTTCATAAATCTCATAATCCACTCCAGACGATATACCTACAGCGACAATATAGTTTGCCGGCATTTGGTATGCGTATTCAAACTCGTTTAAAGGAGCTGCTACCAGTCTATTTAAAGACTTTTTAGCAGAAGCGAATCGCCATCTATACTGAGATAGTAGGCTTTCGTAAGTTGTGTTATAAAGAGCTGCAGCAGTATTAGCTCCAGCACCTCCATCAGTGAAGGAAGATATCGCGCCATGCCCGATCATTATCAGTGCATTAGAGCAAATTTCAATATTTGTTGTGGCCATATCTTTTCCTTAAATAAAAAAAATGGCAGCCAACCCGTTTAGAAGCGACTGCCATAGTTCAACTTTGTTTTAACTCTAAGCAGTTAAGTAATTACTCTTGCCACTTGATTGAAACAATGCCGTCACCATCACGTGCTACTGCACCAGCTTTCATTAAGCCGTTACATAACCATGATGTCTTTTGTGGAACCCAGTCAACCTTAGCAGATACTTCCATACCAACCGCAAGACCAACTGCAGAGTCGTGCCATGCAAAACCTTCACGAACACCAGAAACAAGATCTAAACCACCTTCTGTACGTGTCTCAATAACGTGGAACTGGAAACCCATAAAGGTATTAACATCACCAGTTACTAACGCACGAACATTATTGTAATCAGCGCTTGTGATCTGAGAAGCACCTAGTAAATCTTCTAGTGCGGACGCTGAGATCGCAATGTGACGACCACCAGACGGTACGCCTTTGTCAGTTAATGTCTTGGATGCAGTGATTAACTTAGCGACTGTCAAACCAGCAGAACCATGAGCAATAGAAGCGGCTGGTGTAGCAGCGTCTAATGAATCAAGAATGATCTGATCCATTCTACGACCAAGAGCGCCAGCAATTGTTTGTTGTAGTTCTGATTTCTCGTCGAAGTTGACTTCTTTTGCATCAAAGATGTCTGTGTACTCTGGAGCGTTCCAGTTAGCTAACGGACAACTGATTAGCGAGTGAGCTACGTTCATAGCGGTTACATCAGCAGAAGTTGCCTTCTGATTAGCCAAACCCTTACCCATTTTTCTAAATTTGTAAATATCAGCTTGTACGTCGTTACGTGTTGTTACAGTACCTCTTAATTGACCAGCGGTTTGAAACGCGTGTTTTACTTCTGAATCAAATATTTGTTGCGCGGCTGCGCTTAAACTTGCAGACATAATTGTCTCCTTATATAATTAAATTGTCATACCTTCTTTTCGGGTATCTGCTCTGCAGGCCGATATTCCTAGCTGGTATGGGCCTTTAATTAAGGGTATCCACTATGCTTGGTTTGATACTTATTTTATCACAAAGATACCAACGGTATCAATGTATCGTGTTTGTCTTATATGTCGTCACTTGAGAGCAATGCGATCGCCTCACAAATCTCATCTTTAATATCATCATAATGCTCGGTATTAACCATTGCAACAATGTCTAGCCAGAGCTTTTCGTTTTGCCGGTTGTTTCTACGTCCGGTTGTATTTAAAAAATCATCGTAAGTACACTTAAATTCTATTGTTCTCATTGTGCTGGTTTTAACCCCATCCATAATTTATCAAGTGGGTTCCAGAAGCTACGCTCTTTGATAGCCTCAGAAATTGGCTTTAAAGGCCTGGCCCTCTTAATATTTGTAGCTTTACTATTATTAGCAGGCTTAGTGATAACCTTTAGCTCCCTATCACCCTTGCGCAGCCGGTGATATACCGTAGACTCTATCACGCCCCACTTTAAGCCTATCTCTCTAGCAGTTCCCGTGAACACATCTACAGAATCCTTGGTTAGTGTGTATTCTTTCTTCTTATATGCCTTACCTGCTGACGGAGCGCCAATTTTTCTAAACACTAAGGCTGGATCAGAGTGTGCTTGTAGTCTTTGATTTGCGCATGAATGGCTACATTTAAGCTTGTCAGCTAATTTATGGCTTGTCCAAACACTGTTATCGTCTAATATAAATTCAATCATTTCTCTCTCTGGGATATTAATTCATCACACATTTCTAACAATGAATCACACAATAGACCCCTCACGTATGGATCATCTATATTTTTAATCTGTCTAATTAAAGACATTAAGCTCTCTTCAATCATTACAATCACACTTAGGCTGAACCATCTGTTGACCCATTTGCATCATTTGCTGTGGTACTGCAAAGAATTTATCGAAAAACGCATAACTTGCCGTTGCGACTAACATCCCACTGCAAAAAATTACAATACATTTCTTTCCCATAACTACCTTCCCTTGGCTAATTGAGCGCCAAAATAAAATTCTATTATTAAAGTGGCCCATTCAAACACCTCTGTCAATTTCAGCATGCCTTGAACCGTTATATATTCCACTCTGTCTGGTGTTACTTCAAAACCTAAAAAACTAAAGCCTTCGATAATTGTAGGTATGACTGTAGGAACATTAAAGAACACTGGCGCCGTTTGAGTAAACACAACCAAAGCCAAGATAACAAAGATAATAACTCTACGATTTAGAGCTGCCATCGGTGATTCTTTGTTTGATTGCTCCCTAGCTGACTCTAGGCTTTGAGATCTAGCAGCAAACACATCCATCATTTGTTTTGTGTTATCCGCTGCTTGTTGGGATCTGATCGCCAAAAGCTTCATCAAGAAGCCACCCAATATAGGCAGCACATTAGTCAATAAAGAAATCATTTAAACCATCTGTTAATGATTATGGTTAGTTTATCAATCCACGACGCATGTCTAAATTGACCTTTTATATTTCTTGTTAAATACTTCTTCATAATTCCCCTAACTACAAAGTAAATACGGATAAAAGAGCCAGCAGTCGGCTATAAGGACAATCTGCTCAATCGGCATCACTCTCCGTAAAATTCCTCAAACAATCGAGTTGTCTCACTTCTAAATTCTTTCGACGTCTTATACTTTGGATCTGCAATTCGATCATCAAGAGCCTCTCTACTTATGCCAGGCGAAGCAACGGCAGAAGTATTAGCGACACCATTCTTTCTAGTCTTTCCTATTAAAGCTTCTAGTGTTTGCACACCTTGCGCATTAGACGCTAACGCTTTAAATCCTTCAAATTCGTCTGGAGATAGATTTGCAGCGCCCCAGTCGCCGAGGTCTTTTAATCTAGCTTGAGCATTGCTTCCTAATGCTTGAATCTCACCCTCACGCGAACCTTGTACACCGTCAACTTCTTGTTGAACCCAACCATGCAGCATCTGCGTAAATGTATCTTGTGACATGTTGGAGTCCTTCGCTACTTGCTGAAACCAGCCTATGCGTGGATCTTCCATGTCAAACTCACCTTCGACACCTTCTGGTGTTGTTAGCTCGTAAGTATCTTCTGGTGCGCCAGTGAATCCACCGAAACGCTTTTCTAATTCTGAATAAGCTTGTGCTTGATCTGATACTGACTTGTATTTGTCTTTAAACCATTCTGGACGATCACCTTCACCGTTCACTTCATCAGTTAAAAACCAGCCATCTGCTGACACTTCTGCTGTTGGATCTGTTGCAACCTCTTCTACTGGTGCTTCACCTAATAAACTTTCCTCTTCCACTTTACTACTCCTCTTGTTATTGTTGTACAGCTAGTGCTAGTTGATCTAAGATCTGACGCACGATTGCGTTCTGACCTTCCCTCATACCAGCGCCAAACTGTGTTGAATTAGCGTTCAATACTGGACGATCAAGCGTAATTTCCTTTAATCGGTTAATCACGAATTGTCCATCTTCGGTATTGAAACACTGATAGAAACGACCGGCAATATCTCTGGCTTTCTGTTCACCTTCTGCCTTTAACTTTTTTACTTCTTCGCCGTCTATATCTAGCGAATCCCAATCATTGACCATTAGCACCTTGCATTTGCGCTTGTTGTTGCTGCTGCATTGCTTCGGCAGCCTGCTTTTGCATCTCAATACGCTCTTGTTCATTACGCAATAGCTTTTGATCGATACCTAACTTCTGACCGATCCAAGCGACTGCATCCTCTACTTTAGTTCCAAGCATAAATGCTTCTGGGCCAAAGCCTGCGCCCATCTGCATAAACTGCTGCATTGCTATCAGATCTTCTTGATCCTGCGCTCTGGCTAGTGGTGACGTGTGCTTTAAGGTAATCTCACGACCATCGATCTTAAACTCTTCACCTCTAAACTTACCAGCATTACTTAAAATGCTCACCGCTGCAGTCATAACCTTTTCAACAAACTCACTTTGCAATCTTGAGTAAGCAGAGCCAGCATCCATCAATAACTCTTGAGAGCGTAAGCTCATTTCAGTTGCTGTCTTTGTTGGTGAGTCCATGCCGCCATAAGGATCAGCAAACATAGCTTTATTAATACGATCTCTTAGATCTGACAGTATCAGCTCACCCACATTAAAATCACCAGCACGCTCAAGTGGACGCAGTGTTGGGTTAGTGTGATCGTTTGATCCAACCGGAATTACCATGCCTGGTGCAATTTGCATTGTGTATGGGTTAATTACTCCGTCGTCTTGAGCGGTATAGATACCTGCAATCGCTAAAGCTGCATTGCGCAATCCAAACTCAGTAACCTTGTTAGCTGTTTTAATATCTGGCAGCACATTCATCACGCGACCACGACCATATACTTCACCAGGTACTACAGACTCACGGAATACAATCCACGGTGAGACTTCATATTCTTCTGTAAAGCATACGTGCTTCTCTTTGCGCTCAATCACGCACATGTAGTACATGCCGGTTTCCGGATCATAGATCGTGCCTTCGATTAATGCGACCTTCTCATCTGGACTATCTTCTAGTTTCTTTTTCAATTCGGGCGATAGTTCAGCACCTGGCCATAAACGATCAATGTTTCTAGCTGGGATCGAATGCTCACGCCATACAGTCTCAATAATGCTATTAGGCCCTTCTTCAAGGAACAGTTCATTAATTGGCACTGCATCAAATTCTAGCATTGAAGGTGAACCAGGTTTAGAAGTCTCTTTGATTGTCATAGCACCCGTTGAGATCGCAAGATCTAAAAAGGCCTCATGACATTGAGTGGCAAAATTTGAATGATTGATATGGTCAAACACAATTGAAGTGATCTGATCTAATATCTCTTGGTTGTTCTCTTTTTCTTGGTCGTCAACATCGGAGCCAGACTCAAGAATTGACCACTTACGCCAAGGTGGTACTAACGAAGCTTGCAATCTTGAAGCAAACTTCTGTGTGCCTATGACTGCGGTCGAGTCAAAGATAGCCGTGTTCTTCTTGGCTCCCTTAGCTTGACCGGAGAAGTTATCACGCTGCGGTAATGCGTATTCATAGCACTCGCGAAGATGTGAGATCCACGGCATTTTACGAGCCTTTGCAGCATCGAACCGTTGGATTAACTGTTCAACACTACCTAGTTGCTTCGGGATCTGGTGCTTTGACATACTTTAGCCTAGTGTAGTTTTCTGAACGCCTTTCTCATCGTTAGAAATCAACGAGCCACGGCCACGACGTCTACGTCTGAATGACATTCTTGACTTCTCTTCTTTTGACTTTAATCGATCAAGTTCTGCTGATTGATGATTTTCTGCTTTGACTTGTGCATCTGATTTAGCTGGAGCGCTACCGCCTCCGCCTCCGAATAATCCGCCCATTGTGTTTCTCCATTAGGTAATTGAATAGTTTGTAGGGTGTAAAGAGAAACCACTTACGAATGCCTAATAAGGCTTTGATCTGTTCGACACACGTAATTGCTGTCGGCCAAGGTGATCTAATTCGGGTAGACTCTCGCCACACTTTGACGTGGATTATAACACTACAGTTAGTATCTTTGTGGATATTTTCTATATCGTTATGATTAACATAATCCAGCACCATAACATCCGTATGGCCTAGTTTTGGATAGATCGCTATCCAGTTGAACCCATCCCAGCGCAGCGCATAACAATGCCTAAATCCAGAGTGGGCATATCGCCATGCTCAAAGACTATGTACCAGTCAATGAATGACTTTTCCCAGGTGTCGACTAATGAATCTTGCTTGAGCCACACTAAAACACACTCCAGTCTTGAGTCATCTGTACTGGCCTTTCCATTCCTTCACTCTTTTTGTCTCTCCAGGCTACTGCAAAGTAACGCCAAGCATCAGCTCCATGTGATGACCAGTCATGAAGTGGACGATCTTTAAACACTCGCTTGTCCTCGTCATACTCGCAGCGGTAATAGCTCAATGCTCGTAATCCATCAGCGCATCTCTTCTCGTCGAAGTAACAGCGCCCCAATATCCGACGACCTGCTTCAATGCCGTCCATAATCGGAATGTTCGGTGTGATCTGGAAGCTAATACCCATCTTGCGTGCTGCTGATAGTCTTGATTTACCCGTGGTTAATTCTCGGACACGTATGTCATGCGGTGCGTAGTGATCTCCGAATGTTACTTGGTGCTTTTCTCTAAAGTCATGCAGCCAGTTAATGTAATGCTGTAAGCCTTCGCCGTTGTTTTCATAGTAGCCAATGACTCGAATCTCTGTACCAATCCGCTGCATCATCCAAATCGAGGTTGCGTCAGCGATCCCGAGATCCCAAAAAGTGTGAACCGGCAATAACGGATCAATAGCAATACGGCCTATTCGATCGTCTTGTCGTGCTAGTTCAATCTGTTTAGCATAGTAGGCGCCTTTCTGATTAGCCAGACACTCACCTTCCCATATATGCTCATACAGATCTTTGTCTAACTTCTGTAAGTGTAAGCGCTCTTTGTTTAGCACTTCTGGGAACCATGGATTATCAGACCAGTTGACCTTGACCACGTATGAATCTGGTGGTGGAT